GTAAAGAGGTTTGTCACGGCCTTCCGCAGGCCGCAGTATACCTTAGGCGTTACGATCACGTCACTCGTGAGCCTATCTTACAACGTAATCACATTTCTAAAGGTGTTTAACGTCTTCAGTCTGTTCGAGCCACGTTCCCTACAAGGGTTCGCTCCAGTCTGGGCTCAATATCGTGGTATGTTTTCTATGTACCACTTTGATGCAAAGCAAGTAGAGGCAACCCTCTACCTTGCCAACCTTGATGCGTTTTACTTCGTTTCGTTTTACCAAGAATTGGCACTCCTCCAAAGAGTAATCTTTGGGATGGCCGTCTACAGTGGCCCAATAATCATGCGGCTGCTCATGCTTACCTTTACACTCTTCAGGTACAAGTTCACAAAAATCCCAATCATTCTCCCGGATCAGTACACGTTTATTCGTGGAACTCCGGTTTTGAGAGTGGTCAATGGACGAGTAGTGGCTCTCCTGAAAACAGACAACGGCGCTTACATCGCGATTGATCCCTACTCCCAAGCGGGTTTGGCTCTCGCCCAGTTTGCTACCATGACTAAAGGCAAAGATGAAATGGCAGTTGTTGGCTCTGTCCCCATAACACTAAAGAGCTGGCCTAAAGGTCAGGTCTTACTTCGCTCCGGTGATCAAGTGGTTGGCCAAGCCTTCCGCCTAGGGAGCTTTCTTGTGACGGCAAAGCACGTCCTTGATGGCTGCCCAGAGTTTGACATCGTCTCAGAGCGAGGAGTTATCAACATCAAGAACCCCGCCTACAATTCATTCCATGACGTAGCCTCAATTCGCCTCACGCAGGTTGAGTGGGCCTACCTTGGAGTGCAGCAACTCAAACAAGCAGAAAGTGATTTCCCAGCAGCCACAGTCTCGGCTAACGTCGGACTTGGCTGGGCGAAGTCTGCCGGCCGTGTGCCGGAAGTTTCTGGTTTCCAAGTCTTCCATTACCTCACAACGGAGCCTGGTTACAGCGGAGCCCCTCTTGTGGACAATCAAAACCGAGTCATCGGTGTCCACTTGGGTTCAGCTGACACAGGCGATATGGAAGGTTGTAATCGTTTTGCTACCCGCTACTGTGTCCGTCAGGTCGTCCGCGAAAGCGACGAGACCTGGTGGAAGAAAAAGAAGTGGGAATCTGAGGAAGAGTACGTTGATGACAGTGAATTCAGCGGAGACCTTGGTGGCCCTGAGGACGACTATGACGTCGCCTATGGGCAGGACGACCGTGGAGATGGCTATTTAGCTGTCTACAACAAGACACAAGGCAAGTACAAGAAACTTACTGGTATGTCTAAAAGCCAAGCCAAAGACCAGGCAGCTTCCCTACAAAGGAAGTTGTATGGCAAAACAGCAAAAGCGCGAGCCCTTAATACGGGTGAATCGCTCCTCCCTTCCAACCCCGCACAAGCTATCTTTGCAGAATGCGTGCGTGAAATTGCGAAAGCTGAAAATTGGCCCAAAGACCGTACTGAGGTATATCTCGAGCAGGCTTCACTCTTCCACCTTGAACACGCGTTCAGGACTGCGAGAGCGATGTACTCTACTGATGAGAAAATCTTGGAAAGTCTTAAATCCCAGAGAATTGGAGTTATTTTTAAACTCTTTATGAAGAAGTGCCAAGAGCGTGCAACTGAGAAATTGGTTGCTCAGGCTCTAGTACAACTCTCGGGTGGGGATGAAGCCGTTCCTCTACAAAACGGTTTAAAAGAGAGCAGCCGGACACAGGGCCGGCTGCAGGAGACGGAAACGCAAGCGTCCTTGAGCTTATCAACTCGGACCCCCAGCGAGCCGCCTACCAGTTCCTCACCATCGTCCACGACGATGAAGAAGACTCAGACTACATCCTCGGATACAACCGAGGGGGTAAACAGCAAAAAGAAACGCAAGCGCTCTCACAAGCGAAAGAGCTCCTCCCCGAGCTCTGTGCCTACGGTTGGCCCCAAAGAGGGCCCTCCGCCATTGCTGCTGCCTACCGTTCCTACAGCCGTGACATCCTCCCGTTAGAGCAAATACAATTGCCAACGGAGAGTGAGAAGTGTGCTGCAGTAGATTATGTAGTTAGTTGTTATCTGAAACAAGAACTCGAAGAAGACATTTTCTTTGACTCCAACGGGTTCATTAAATGGAATTGGAATGGCGCACAATTGTGCGAATTCATGTTACCTAGACTCTCTTCAAAGGACGCCAACCCAGGTGTTCCTCTTAACGCGCTAGACCGTGAAGTCTCAGTTGTCGTTGCAGAGCACGCAGATTTAATAGCCGATGCCGTAAAGGTTCGCTTGAACAATCGCCTCCGCATGACTTTCTTAGAGACCCCTCGGGAACTCTTCAAACAGTTCCTTCGAGACCCGGTTGCATTGTTCGTCAAGAGTGAGCCTACGAAAGTGGCCAAGCTCGAACTCAGCCGTCAGCGTCTGATCTCCAACACTTCAGTGATTGATCGGATTTGTGATGAGATTGTGTTCCATCAGATTATTGATTTCCAAATCAC